ATCATGAATTTGAAGTAATGGTTTAAAGCCTGCCTTATGGCAATCGATCATTGCTTGTTTTGTTTGGTCCGCTGCAGATCCTTGTATTAATCTATTTAAAGCTTTATATGTAAAAGCCCTCCTGATATTATTTCCATAAATTGCTTTTGCTTCTTCATACTGCATAGCTTTATTCATACCAAAAGTAGAAGGTTCCCACATCTCAAACCTACATTTTCTTCCTTTAATTGTTCTTATAAAACCATATTTAGAAGCACTAGATGTAACCTCAACTGCTAATTTTTTTACAAAAGGAACTCTCTCGTTGTAAGTATGTAATAATCTTTCAGCACTATCTTTATTTATTCCAAGTTCTTTTGCTAACTTTGCTTTACCCATTCCATAAAATAAACCTAAGTTAATTGTTTTAGCTTGTGTTCTTGATATCCCGGCCATGTCAGCAACTATTTGATGAAAGTCAGCAGACTCATTCTCATAAGCTTTTATAAATTCATCTGCCCCCGCAAATTGTTTTGAAACTGAAGCCGCATAATGAGCAACTAATCTTGGTTCTTGTTGTGAGTAATCAAAACTACCCCATTGTTTACCCTCTTCAGGTAAAAATAAACTTCTTATCTTATCTCCAAATTCTTTATTACGAGCAGGAATTTGTTGGAGATTTGGATTAGAATATGATAAACGTCCAGACACTGTCCCACCTTGGTCAGATCTTAACTGATTTATTTCAGAATGAATCTTACCTTTGTGGGTGTATCTTAAAACGGAGTCTATGAATGTTGAATGGAATTTATTTATTTCTCTTGCTTCTCTTATTAGTTGCGCTATCGGGTTATCACAATTTATTAACCAATTTTGGGTAAAGCTGGGTTCTTCAGTTTTCGTTGTCCGTGGGTAATCAATACCCATTCGGTCAAAGACTTGCGCTACAGATCTTGCGGCCCAAATATCTACATTAATACTGGTCTGTTCTTTTATTTTTTTTAAAACAATTGTTTCTTTTTGTTTAAATTCTTTTTTAATCTTCTCCGCCTTATCTATATCAACTCTTATACCTCTTCTTCTCATATCAATTAAGATAGGAAGTAATTCCATCTCCATCTCCCACACATCATGAAGGTCTTGTTTTAAAATTTCTTGTTTAAGTCTATGCCATAATTTTAAAGTTAAGGCCGCGTCTTGCTCCGCATAAAAACCCACGTAACCTGCGGGTAATCTCCACATATCCGCTTTAGGATCTATACCCCACTCTTTAGCTTTTTCATTTAAGAAAGTTTCATTTTTAAGTTCACCTAAATAATCTTTAGCACAAGCATTCAAACTAAAACTAAATCTATTTTCATTAACCACTGCGGCCGCAATCATAGTATCTATAATCTTACCTCTTATCTCAAAACCATTAACAAGCAACCAACCGACATCGTAGCTTGCATTGTGAAATATTTTAGTTGCAGGTAACTTTAAAACATCTTGCATCCACGCTGTTGTAATTGCAGAATCCATATTACCTCCTGCGTCATGGGCAATTGGAAAGTACCACTGCTGATCAAAAGCAGCCACAGCAAAACCCACTATATGTCCATCAAATGTGGCCCAGCCAGATCCTTTTGTTTTTATATTTGGATCTTTAGTTTCTAAATCGATTGCTATTTCAGTTGCTTTAGATAAGTCAGGATATTCTGCGGGACATACCCAATCAGAATCATTATAAATAAAATTTAATTGGTGAGTCATTGTTTCTTTCTGCTTAAGGAAGTATCGTCAATCGATACAATTTTTTTAAATGGAATTCCCATTTCGAATAGTGCACAATCTGCACAATAATAATTATATTCATGAACAATCACAGCAGCTGTTGTGTCACAACGTTCACACATAACTAATTTACTTTTTCTTTTTGGCATTTTTTATTTTGTCAATTTCTAAATCGCAATAGTGCTTAATCTTTTCAAGATCTTCTATACCATTTTTATAAGGATATCTCAAAACATATTTTACAACGTTTCCTTGAAAAAATGTAAGTTCATTTTTAGATATAAATTCATAAGGTTGAATTAAATAGTGTTGGTAATGTGATCCTCCAATTTGTTTGTCTTGTGGAAACGCTTCATCGAACATATCTTTATCTGACATAATTAGCCTCGTATAGTTTGTAATATTTTCCTAACGGAAAATTAAATTGATGATGAGTGCCTAATAAATGTAATGTTCCTTTAGATCTAGTTGCACCCGTATACCAAACCCTAAGTTCTTTAATTTTTTCTTGTAAATTTTTTTTCTCAAAGTGCGAAGGAAAGTTACACTTACTCGATAAAACAACATTATCTGCTTCGCCCCCTTTTACTTGATGTATCGTATCTATAATTATTTTAGGAGGTTGTGATAGATCTACACCTTCTCTAATCATTTTTAAAAAATATTGTTTATCTTTTTCTTTAAACTTTCTTTTAAAAATCTTTAACCAAGGTCCTTTACTATCGGTCATACCACATCTTAAATGTAATTCATCAAAGTTAAATACCTGATTAGGATGTGCGAAGGACCACTTTTTACTGTCTTGAGATCTAAAACCATGATCTATGTTCAATAAATATTCATACATAATACAAGCCTCTTCTCTGGTTATACTACCGCCTTCACATATTTTTTCCCAATATTGAATCGCTTGGAATTGATTCATATCAAAAGACTTATTACCTTTAACGTCTTGATAGTAAAGAGATAAATTTTTAGCCTCTTCTTGTAATTCTTTTTTAACATCATTAATACGTGCTAAAATTAACCAATTACCAGTTAGATTCCAGGGTACCTTTTTTAAGGTATTCCAATAATAAATAGCCCCATCTTTTTCATTAGAATAAAATTCTTTTTCAATTCTATTATTCTTCATTCCTTGTAATAAACACTTGGAAAAAAAATGAACATCTTTATTTAATCTTACAGATTTTTTTAATATAACATTCCTACCTGGAAAAGTTTGAAAGTATTCAACTTCAGCCCCGTTCCATTCATAAATTGCCTGATCATCATCTCCAGCAATATAAACTCTCCAAACACTTTTAGCTATTTTAACGACCATATCCCACTGCAAAGGGGTTAAGTCTTGGGCTTCATCTACCATTAAAACTTTAATAGGAAGAGTACCCGCATCATCAATAAATTTTTTTACCATGTCAGTAAAATCTAATCTATCCGGTGTCCGTTGTCCGGTAGCCGTTTCCATAGTTTTAAACTCCTCATACCCCGCAACAATAGACTTGAATTGCTGTAAACGAACCGCTTTTCTTGGTTGTTGTTTATATAACCACACAGGATCTACCTTCATATTTCTAGCTCTATCATATATCTGTAGCGACCAGTTATTATAAACTTTTACATCATCGTACTCGTTTTTAAAATTTACTTTTACAGTTCCGTATTGAGTATGAAACATTAAAAGATCTGCTCTAGGATCAAGTACAGGTATCTCAGCGAACTGTTGTCTAGCTAAACTATGTAAAGTTCTAAAATATTTAAAAGCATCATCATCGTACTCATTAAATTTTTTACGAATACGTCCCACACATTCATTTACCGCTTTATTAGTAAAAGAAATATAACAAATTTCTTCAGGTAAAATACCTTGTTTTAAAAAACGCTGAACCCTACGAAGAAGGTTTTCTGTTTTTCCAGTTCCGGGTGGTCCAAATATTTTAATTGTCTTCCCACGCAGCTTTTTGTTTAACGAATGTGACATCTTTATTTTTATGTTCTGTTTGTTTTGGTAACTTTACAACCCAATGACGCGTGTCAATGTTTTGAAATTTTTTCTTAGGCACTGCTCCGCCTGCTTCTAAAAATTTAGTACAATCTTTTTCAGACCAATTGTATCCCATTTTCTTCATAAATTTTCTAAATGTTTCTAATTTAAATCTCATTTCAACTTTATCGATCCAAATGTTTCCTGAGTCAATTTGATCAAAGTCTGTAGTGTCTTCAACATCTTCTAAAAATTGAGATAGTCTAGAATTAAATACATCATTCTGTTCTTCATGAGCATCAAAACCTTCCATATCTTGCTTATTAGATATTAATTCATCTAACCAATCTCTGTAGGGATCAGGATCTCTCTTCGATGGTTTAAGAGGCCTCCAAACAATATCATAATTTAATAATTGTTCTCCTAATAATTGTTGTTGATATAATTGTTTTGTAGATAATCTCGCAGACTTACCTTGAATAGGTAATATCCAATAAGGTTCTGGATATGAATTAACTTTAATTAGTTTACCTACTTCGGGAATTGCTTCGTTGGCCCCTATTCCATGTTTTCTTCTTAAGCAAGTGCTTGAAGAACAATGAACTCTAGCAATAGAAGTTTTACATTTATAAGCATACTCTTTGTTTTCAACACCCTTAAATATATTATTTAATTCTTGTGGATGTAAAGGCTCTGAACAAACCTTAGTCATTAAATTTCTAGTCCAATCTTCATACATAACAGGATCTGGATTTATTTTTTTAGCCAACACTGCAACGTTAAACATTGCATCATTACGTCCTTCACCTTTTTGAACTTTGTTTTTCATAAAATTAACCACACAGGGTGGGTAATCTTTAGTTTCATCGTCTTGAAATATTTTAAATTTTTTAAACTCTTCTGGAGTTAGCTTATGTTTTTTTACAAATTCATATAAGTTTTCTATTTTAATAGAATTACCATCATCATCCATAGCAACTCTGGTTGTCATATGAGCTTTTTGATATGGTAAGTTTACAAAACTTCCCTTATGTTTTTCATCCCACTTTTCCGGGGCCAAGTTTACTTTATCTTGTGCTGGATAAATATCTGTTGTGCTATCATTGACACCTAAATCAGAAGCAATCTCAATTAATCTTTTACGCATTAACGATGCTTCAATTACACCGTCTACAAATAAAATTAAATGGAGTCCGTTGGATTTTGATCTGAATGGGACGAGTGGGTATTTCCTTTTCCGTATAACCGATATAACGTCCTTATGCTGTATATTATAACGATCAACATCGATGACCCCCCAACTGCATGAATTATCATCTCGAATGGGAACTGATCCATAGTATTTTTCTCCTTTTAAATGTTGCAACCAGTTTTCCCTGGTCATTGGTTTTGGTTCAACCCAATGTTTAAATTCTTGCTTTCCATCACGACTACGAGTTTGCCCTAATGGTTTAGACGCTCCAAAATATGTAAGTGAACCCTGGAAGAGTTCTATAAACTCCTCCAGGGTCTTGTCAAGTATCTGCATACTAGAATGGTGTTTTTTCTACAGACTCTTCTTTATCGTGATTAACTTTTACAGATCCCTGCTTACAACTCTTATAGAAATTATAAGCGGATTCTAAGACATCGTTAGATCCAATAGTTCCCTTATGCTCAATCTCCCAACCATACCAAGAACCTAAATTGTTCTTCTCTAATACAGTTTTAAGATTGTACATTTGAGTAAATGGTGCAGGTTTAAAATAACCAGACCCATCTTTTTTCTTTTCTCTAATTGACATCATCATGGAATTCCACTTTTTAGATTTTTTTCTCTGAGTAGATTTCATTGTCATCATGGCAGTGCTTGATACGTCCTTATCCTCAACTATCAAAACATAATGAGAAGCAGTTTCTTCAACGTAATTTCCGTTTTCGAGCCTGTCTTTATTTTTATCGTCTCTAGTTGTTTTGGATAAAATATCACTGTCTGATGAATAGATGTTCACGGGTGCAGAACTTCCTTCCATACCCCTGTCTCTCCATTCAATATACTCAAGTTTATAAAAACATGGAACTACCGAAATTCCGTTTTGACCATCGTATAATTGATTTGTTACAGTGTTAAAAATCATTCCGGGTCTTGCGTCCTGAATGAATTGTGAATCTCCTTGTGTTACTTGAGGAGATAGTTGACCAAGTATTTTTAAAAATGGTAAAGCCAAACTTTTTGAGTCTACATTTTCAAAACCTTCGTCTGCAAATTGTTCCAAATTTATATTTGCAACAGCGCCACCAGTTTCTTTAGTAGCGACTTCTTTTTTGTCGTTTATTTTCATATTTACTCCAGTATTATTTGTTCGTTATTTTTGTCTTATTAGCAATATACACTCCAAACATATCAAATGGAACCTGTTTTCCATCTTCCACCTGTTCCTTAACAAATGCCTTCAGGGTCATAGGTTCTACTTTCTGTTTTTGAGAATAAGCAAAGCCAAGATCATCACAAATTTTAATTAGTTCTGATACCTGGTTATCTTTACCTTTATCAATATTAGCCGTTAAGATGTTTTTAATCATGTCTCCATGACCGTTGTCCCTGAGCCAACCAAAAGCTTCATCGTTTCTAGATTCAGGAATTTTAGCGGCATAAAAAGGTTTTACTTCAACCTTCGTACCATCAGATAATTCCAACTTTGAAACACCTGCTTCCTGCATCATATCGGGGATTGTTCTTTCCTCGAACTCTTTAGCCTTTTTTTTCAACTCAGAAATTTCTTCTTCTTTGTCTTCAATTTGTTTGTGAAGACCTTTAAGTTCATTACATTTATCAGAAATAGATTTAACTTCGTCTTTACCTACTTCAATATTTGAGAACTTCTCTATATTTAAGTTTTCCATATTTTTCCTCCTGGACCTTTAATAATTATTTTCTTGATTAATGCAAGGAAAAAATTTATAAAAAATTAAATGGAATGGAAATACCCCTATAAGACGAAACCCTTTGATCATCAAAGGACTGCTTTAAATAAATCAGCTGAACAAAATTCATATGCTTATTTTATGGAAATGGGTACGGGTAAAACAAAAACAGCAATCGATAATATTGGATATCTATATTTAAAAAATCAAATAGATACAGTTTTAATTATTGCTCCTAAATCAGTATACACTATATGGAGTAAGGAAATTGAAGCTCACCTACCAGATGTAGTGGAGAAGGATATATTTCAATGGAAACTAGATAAACCTAAAACCTGGAATTTTTTTTTAAAAAGTAAAAAACTTAAAATATTTTTGATGAATGTAGAGGCTTTGAGTGGGAAAAATGGATTCAAAGAAGCTGAGTCTTTCCTTAAAAAATTTCCTAAAAACTTTACAGTAATTGATGAATCCACTACAATTAAAAATCCTAAAGCTAAAAGGACAAAATATATACTATCTTTAAGTAAATACATTAAGTTTAAAAGAATTTTAACAGGTTCTCCAGTCACCAAGTCTCCTCTTGATTTATACTCTCAATGTTATTTCTTAGACCCTAAACTATTGGGTTTTGAAAGTTTTTATTCTTTTAGGAATAGATATGCGGAAATGCAACAAATACAAATGGGGGCTAATCGTTTTATTAGTATTCCTAAGTATTATAAGAATATAGAAGAACTTGAATTTAAATTAGACAAATTTTCTTACAGAGTTAGAAAAGATGAATGTTTAGATCTTAAACCAAAAGTAAGGCAAAAAAGGCATGTAACTATGTCTAGTGAGCAAGGTATTTTATACGAAAAACTTAGAAGACGAGCCTTAGCAATTATTGGAGACTCCACTATTTCTTTTAGCAACAAACTAACTGAAATGATAAAACTACACCAAGTGACTAATGGCTTTTGTAAAAACGATGATGGTGAATTAATGGAATTTGGTAAACAAAAGATAAATGCCTTGGAAGAAATTATAGAAGAGACTGATGATAAAATTATTATCTGGGCCAACTACATTTATAACATAGAACAAATTAAACAATTCCTAACAGATAAATATGGAAAGGAATCTTTTGTTGAAATTTACGGAGCTACTAAAGTAAAAGATAGACAAAGTGCTATTGAGTCTTTCCAAAACAATCCCAATGTAAGATTTTTTGTAAGTAACCCTACAACGGGAGGTTACGGTCTAACACTTACTGCCGCTAATACAGTTGTTTATTTTTCTAATAATTATAATCTTGAAGTTAGAAAACAATCAGAAGATAGAGCACATAGGTCAGGGCAAAAAGGAACAGTTGTCATCATTGATATTATAACTCAAAACACTATTGATGAAAAAATTATGAAGGCCTTAACCTTAAAAGGTCAAATTGCTGCTAAAACTTTAGGTGAAGAAGAATTAAAAGATTGGTTATTGTAATTTATTAAATTGCTCTACTCTTTCTAAAAATTTATCACCATATTCAATTAACTCAGCTTCATTCATTTTAAATTCTTGATATTGAAGACCTCTCGTACAAATAGATATTACACCTTGTTCTATTGGACCGTAGTTTTTTTTATGTGCAAGATAATAAGCACCTAGTTGATATTTATAATCATCTACCCATTCTTCCCTTTTAGGTTTGTTGGCTTGTTTAAAGTCTACAATAGAAGGTTTACCATACGCTAATGCTACAAGGTCCGTTGTCCCTGCAAACTTATTCTCGTACTCTAGTGAAACTTCGTTTCCCCAAACTTCATCTATCTTTAAATTTTGTAATATTATTTTAGCCATCATTCTAGGTTGTTTTCCGGTTTCCTCATTTGCATTATAATAACCCTCACCATTGTAAGCGTATTCTAATACTTGATGCATTTCAGTTCCAATTGTGGATGCTTGTCTCATTATCCTGTCAGCCTCTTCATTACCTACTTTTCTTCTCCAATTATCTAAGAACCGTTTATCTTTAGTAGCGGATAAAATTGTTGTTACACTTGGGACTTTAGCTTGGCCCACTAAATATTTTCTACCAGTAGTATCTGAAAAACGATTGTAATGTGTGTAGGGATACTTACGAATTAGTTTCATCTTTATTTTTTACAAATGAAACATCTACTTCTTTTGTTTTATTATCACCTTTATCGGCTTCAAAAGCATCTATAATAGATTGTTCGAACACACCTATTGATTTACCTTCGGCTTGTTCTTTTTTTATTAAGTCGTATAAACCTTTAATTGTAGCCATTAATAATCTTTTCCTTTTGTATATAGTTTAGTGTTATAGAATTTTGTTTTAGGTTTGTCCAGAGTTTTTAATCCAGTAGATTCAATAAACTTACCCATATTGTTTTGTAAATTTCTAATTTTTTGTAATGCTTCTGCATCTGAAATGTTTGAAAAATCAGGAATGTTTAATTGTCTAATTCCAGTAAATGTTTTACCCGCTACATCAGTAGATTTAAATTTATTTATTATGTCTGTTGCATTTGCTTTTTCACCATGAACTTCATAAAAAGCTTCGTTAGGTAATCTATAATCTTGTTTTCTTAAATCAATACCTTTTTCTTGGGCTTCTATTTTCGGTTGACCAAACTGACCACTGCCTTTTTCTTTTTCGGGAACTGTAATACTAATAATCATTGAATCATATTTTTCTCTATTATTATTATATTCATCAACAATTTTTCTTAGTTGTGTGTTAGATGGTTTAGCTGATAATTCAGCATACAATCTATTAGCGTTACCTGTTAATCTAATAGCACCTGTTTTATTCATAAAATCATACATAGGTGCAAAATCATTTACATCAGAACCACCCATAGTTAAATTAACTCTCCGGTGTTCGGTGTCCCTTACCTTTCCGTTTCTTGAAAAATTTAACATTTGACCATCAGGCATCATAAAACCTGCTTTATTTATTTCATCCGTTACCCCATAATTTTTAATAGCTTTTTCGGTTAACTCAGCATCTATAATATTTTGTGGTAAATATATTGATGAACCAGATGTATCTAAATTTTTAATCTTAAATGTAAATCCATCTAATTGAGCTGTTTCAGATAATTGATCAGATATATTTAAAGCATCTTTCATTTTAAGATCAGAACCAAAATCTAAACTAAAACCCACGTTAGCTCCTTCAAAATCTGCTGGTACAGATTCAGCAACAAACACTGCATCTTGATTAAATTGTTTTGCTCTTTCTTTTATAACTTCTCCAAATTTATCTATATTAAAATCAGGTTTTACATTTGCCTCTATATCTAAGCTTCTTTCAACAGTTCCTCCATAAGCTCCTATAGTGTCACCAATTTTATAATTAACTACTTGATCATCTTCATTAAAGAAATCTTTAATAGGTTTTGCTAATGCCCCTTGTTCTAATAAGCTTGGTACAGTATCTTTTTGTCCTGACACTCCAGCAGTTACATCCTTGATTATTTTTCCACCTTCTTGAGAATTTGTCCCCATAATACCTTTGCTTTCTTTTTGCTCAAATATTTGTGGTTTGTTTAATTCTTCTGATAGGTCCGGGAAACTTTCTTTTGTTTGTATTTCAGGTTTTTCTGTAGTTGGTATTTGCTGAGGCTCTACTGGATCTCCTGGGAATATTTCTATAACTGGTTTAACTGGTTCAGGTGCTCTTGTTGGTGGTTTTAAAATTATCTCTAAATCTTTTCTTTCTTTTTCTATTTGATCAGCATCTGGTCCAAACACTTGACCGTCTCCTGTTAATTTAGGAACTGATTTAGATGTTAAATCTTTTACTTCTGAAGCGATAGCTTGGTTAGGCAATAATAATGCCCGTAACATTTTTAATTCTGAATTACCCATATCTTCTGGACTGTTCTTTAGCGCTTTTATGACTGGTTGTAAATCTTTTTGTGCTTTATATCCTACAGCTCCACCAACACCTATGGTTGCTATTGCCTGTAACAATAAAGGTAATCCAAGAGGAACTGGCATATCATATCCTCGTCAATAGTTCAAAAATAATAAAACCCATACCGGCTAGTAGTCCACCAGCACAGGCTATTAATATTTTTTCAATTCTTCCAATAGAGCTTTCTATTTTTTCAATTCTGTCGTGTGTTTGTTTTTGCATTATTCTACATAATTTTTCGTGAGATTCAATTTTTTCTAAAGCTGATTTAGTCATTATGCAATTCCTCTTTTAGATATTGCTGTTCCTAAAGCATCATCAGGGAACATTGCTTCATAGTTTTGTCTTTCTTGAACTCCTGCAATTCCTTGAGGTTGTGCCATTGGTGGCATTGCTCCTGGAGCAGCTGTACTTGCTGTCAAGTTTAAAGGTAGTTTACCACCTTCTAATTCTGCTAATTCAACTGGATCATCCCCTTCTTGCGCATCAATTACTGCTTCAGATACTTTTGTGTTATTGACTGCATCAATAATTAATGGACTGTATTCATCATCCTCAAAGAATTTTTCATCAAAGATATAATAGCCAAACAATCTTGATATACTTTGTTTAGCAAAATTTGAACCTGGTTTAACATTTTTTAAGGCTACTAACTCTTTTAGTTTATTTGGATCTGTCATTATGTCAGCTAGTTGTTTATTAATATCTCCTTTAACAATTTTTTTAAGGGCAGTAAATTTCCCTTCT